TGGTGATAAGGGTCAAAAGGGTGCCACTGGTGATAAGGGTCAAAAGGGTGCCACTGGTGATAAGGGTCAGAAGGGTGCTGGAGGATTAACAACAACAGATGCATCTACTCTCGATGGTCTTGATAGCACCCAGTTCTTAAGGTCTGATACTGCAGACTCCTTCAGTGGCACATTGACTGGCACCATGAGTGCAGGAGACACCGCAATCAATTTAGCAACAAATGATAATTACGCTTCAATGCGTGTAATTAGAAATGAAAATACTTCTGGTGCTACTGCAGATGGCATGTACATTGGATATGCCAATGGAAATAGTGGAACTACAAGAATTTTTGGGGGTGGAGCAGGCGCTGGCGGAATTTCGGTCACAGGAAGTGGAGCAAGTAATGTACTTATTGCAGGAAACACGGTATGGAACGCAGGTAACGATGGTGCTGGATCAGGTCTTGATGCTGATACTCTTGATGGTGTTCAGGGTTCAAGTTTCCTGAGGTCTGACGCTAACGATACTGCTACCGGAACTATTACTTTTTCTGGGAGCGGGTCTGGATTTGGTCCGATTATCACTGGATCGAGCACAGGCGGACCGAAGCTAGCGATCAACTGCACTGCAACGGGAGGTAAGCAATGGTGGATTATCTCAAACGGGGGCAGCAATACTGATGGCGCCGGTTACTTGCAATTATGGAACAACACGGACTCCTTCTCTCCAGTCACATTTGGGTACTCCAGTGGAACTCCAACAGAGTTCAGGACAGGCATTGAAATAAGTAACAACACTGTTTGGCACGCTGGTAACGACGGATCAGGTTCTGGATTAGATGCTGACTTACTTGATGGACAACAGGGTTCTTATTATCAAAATGCCAGCAATATTAATGCAGGAACTCTTAATGATGCTAGATTAAGTTATACCGAATTGGGGAGATCACCTGTTGGTAATTTTGGACAGTGGGCAGGTCACACAGCATATAGTGACTTTAATACACCTCCAGCATATTGGGGATGGACATATCTGAATGGTACAACAAATGCTCCAAATACATCATCATCACAATGGTATAGAGGAAGATTTAGTTTAGGAAGTGCATATGGTCTAGGCAGTGATGCTGGTGATTATTGGATGGAGATGGCAATACCAAGATCTAGTCAAGGTGGCGCTCCAGGTAATTTATGGATTCGTACTTGTGAAAATGGTGCCGAGCAGTCTTGGTATCAGGTAGCAGCAACCGTCAGTGGCAATACAACTTGGCACGCTGGCAACGATGGTGCTGGATCAGGTCTTGATGCCGACTTACTTGATGGTGAAAACTTGGTGGATAATGCTGCAACTGCAAATACTGTTGCGGGAAGAGATGGATCTGGCGATATTTATGCAAGATTGATTCGTCAGACATTCGCGGATCAATCTACAATTAATGGAGGAATGGTATTCCGTACTAATAGTAGCAGTGATAACTACCTAAGAGTTTGTAATAGTACTAGTGCCATTCGCGCCTATTTGAATGTTCCAACAAGAACTGGTGGTGATGCTAGTGGAACTTGGGGAATTAGTATTACTGGTAACGCTGCAACCGCAACCACGTTCAGCACCGGTAGGACGAATTACAAAGGTGTAACTGATGGTGCTGTAGCCGGACAGTTGATGTGGAAAGAATATGGAAATAATCACACAATCTTTGACGCTTCCGATGGCACATCTCCATCAGGAACTTCGGTAAATAACACAAATCCTAGTGTTGCCTGGTCTTCTACTTATCCAACTCTCATGGGTTGGAATGGAAGCAATACCTATGGTGTCAGAGTTGACCGAGCAAAAGTTGCTGAAAGCATTAACGGATATTCGGGTACATTCTGGACTTCCGCTAATGACGGCTCTGGTTCCGGTCTAGATGCCGACTTACTTGACGGCAGGCACTATACCAATTTCGGCGCAACATTAGCAACTTACGGAAGCACTGCCGGCGCCTCAGGCAGGGTTAGATGCACTGCGCCGTTCGCCACGAACTCTGGACATATGTTCCAGGTGAAGATTCTCCTGTATTCGTCATATACGATTCATGAGTATGTCGTTGGTGGATATATGTATTCCACCAATAACCAATGGTATTTACCAACTTGCATCTACAAAGGCAACGGATCACCAGATATTATTGTCGGCAGAAATTCTAGTGGACTTGCCTACATTAGTATCGCAAACGGAAACTACACGGGCGTAAAGGTATGCGACATGACGATGGGGTACTACACCTCATTGAATGACACATACGACCCGTGGACCATTACTATTGATTCAGGTACAGAGAATTCGGTATCAGTTACAGTCAGCAAAGTCTGGCACTCGCAAAACGACGGATCAGGGTCTGGTCTAGATGCTGATACCCTTGACGGTATTGATAGTGCAAGTTTCTTAAGGTCTGATGCCAATGATTCCTGGAGTGGCACACTTTCCTATGGGCCGAACAACACATACGGACTTTCGTTCCAGAACTCTTCATATACAGGAAATTATCTCTACATTGGCGGTTGGGATGGAGGTTCAAATTCCACCGGTATCTCAAGAATCAGAAATTCCAATGCGAATTTACATTTAGATTCTGGTTCTAATGGCAATTTATACTTAAACCATTATTCCACCGGCACTGTATACGCAAGAGGAAACACAGTATGGCACGCAGGCAACGATGGTGCTGGAAGTGGATTAGATGCTGACTTGCTTGATGGTATTAGCTCTGCGAGTTTCTTGAGGTCTGATGCTGATGATACTTTCACAAGACTATCAGGAACCAGAGTAAGTTGCGGATACGATTCTGGCGTTGATAATTCTGTTGGTTGTTCAAACTGGTTTAGATCTAGTGGTGATACAGGTTGGTTTAACGCAACCTACGGTGGTGGTTGGTATATGATCGACTCCACCTGGATTAGATCCTATAATAACAAGTCAATCTACCAAAGCGCAGGACTTCTCAGAACTGATGGAACTTTACAAGTAGGCAGTTCTGGGGCAACATTTAATGCTCCAAGTGGTGGAACTGTTACTATTTCAGGCAATACTGCCTGGCACGCAGGTAACGACGGATCAGGTTCGGGTCTAGACGCCGACTTGCTCGATGGATATAACCTGAGCACCTCTGGAGCGAATGTTGTATTAAGGACAGATGGCAATGGCTATCTTACTCACGGAAACTGGATTCAGATTGGCGGCGGAACTGGACTCTATAACGCTAACGGTGCGTATTTCTATGAAGACACAACGTATGGATGGTTCTCTAGATCGAGAATCACTACTTCATCCTCAATAAGACTTCAGCTTAGTAATGGAACTACTGTAGGTTGGTTTTATGCAGATTCTTCAGCGGTGCAAGGATTCCTGAGCCAAGCAGGAGGTTGGAGATTAAAGATCCCAAATAGCGGGAATATATTCAGAGATGGATCCTACACAATGTGGGATTCGGGCAACGACGGATCAGGTTCTGGATTAGATGCTGACTTACTTGACGGACTTAATAGCACTCAGTTCCTCCGCTCGGATGCAAGCAACACAGCCACCCAGAGGATTGCGTTCCAAGCCAACCACACCCAAAGCTGGGACTCGATCGCAACTGGCACTGCCAGCCAAGGCTGCATCGAGATCTACAACAGTGGGTCGGGCACCGACGCCTTCATGGCCTTCCATGTCGGTGGTGATTATGCCTGCTATTTCGGACTTGATGGCGGCACTAACAAGCTGTCTGTTGGCGGCTGGTCAATGGGCGCTAATTCCTACGCGATTTATCACGAAGGAAACAAGCCCTCGCTGGCCGATCTGGGTTATGCGGGGGCAACCACAATTAACGCAACTGACAACAACACAAATGCAAACCAGGAACTTGTATTTGTTAATGCTCTTGGTTCGGAGCAACAAGCCAGAGGTTCCACCTCACTTTACTTTAACCCATCAACAAACACTCTGACCAACTCATCTGACGCAAGACTGAAGGAAAACATCGAACCAATTCCCGATGCTCTTGAGAAGATCATGCAGGTTGACGGTGTTGGATATAACTGGAAAGCCAGTGGTGCGAAGGGTCTTGGATTTATTGCCCAAGATATGGAAAAGATCTTCCCAGAGGTTACAACAACTAATGAGAAGACTGGTCATATGGGAATTGGATACTCGCAGTTAATTCCAGTTTTATGGCAAGCTGTTAAGGAACTCAAAGCGAGAGTTGAAGAATTAGAGAATAAGTGATATAATTTATTTTAAATAATTCGCAATATATGCAAGCAGAATGGGTAATCTGGAGAGGAGCTTTCTCTCCAGATGAGTGTAAAAGTATATTAGAACGTGGAGTTGATTTGCCTGAAGTTCAGGCTAATCAGGGTGAGGATGGTGAAAATCCTGATAGATCTTATCGACGTAGTAAATTGAAATGGATGTATGAAAACATCTATCAAGACTTATTTGATAGAATGTGGAAGATGACAAATCGTGTCAATGAGGAATACTTTGGATTCCATATTGACACTCTTCGTTTTATGCAACTAACCGAGTATCATGAAAGTTATAAAGGTGAATACAAAAAGCACCATGATGTTTTTTGGATGAATAGATCTAATAAGCATCGAAAAATTTCTGTGGTTTTGCAACTCACAGACCCGACTACATATGATGGTGGTGAGTTAATGTTGGAATGTCAAAAAGAATCTCCTGCTGATTACTGTGGTCAAGGAACTGTAATCTGGTTTCCATCCTTTACACCCCACTGGGTAAATCCAGTTACAAAAGGTATGCGTAACAGTGTTGTTTGTTGGTTTGAAGGACCCCGTTGGAGATGAGAGTTAATTCTATTGTTATTGATGACTTCTATATAAATCCAGATGAAGTAAGAGATTTTGCTCTTGCACAAAATTTTAATGTGGATGGTAACTATCCTGGTCATAGAACTAGGAACTATATCACACAAAGCACAAAGGATCTATTACAAGAGATTCTATTTCCTCACTCTGGATCGGTAACTCATTGGTTGGATGGTCCAGAAGGATATACTGGTGCCTTCCAACTTACAACTGCAAGAGATAAAAGTTGGATTCATAATGACAGTTTTAATAACTGGGGTGGTGTTCTATATCTAACACCAGATGCACCCGTAATTGGTGGGACGGGATTCTTTCGATCAAAGATTGATGGAACGTTAACAGGAACAAGAGAGGACTTACCTGGTGCAGATAAATCTAAGTGGGAACTTGTTGGAGAAGTTGGTAATGTCTACAATCGATTAGTATTATTTCGTGCAGATCAATGGCATAGTTCTCTAGAGTACTTTGGAGATAATATGCAGGATGGAAGGTTAACACAAGTATTTTTTGTAAAAACAGAAAGATGAAAACATACGTTATCAGTCTTCAAAGACGACCTGATAGAAAAGAGCTCTTCAATAAGAACAACAGTAGTTTAAGATACGAACCATTCGATGCGATTGATGGCAGAGAAATTGACCATCAATGGCTTTTGAATAATGGATTTGATACTTATAAAGACTGGATAGATCCAATTAACAATACACACATCACTCATGGTGAAGTTGGATGTTATCTTTCCCACTATTATTTGTGGGCCAAATGCATCGCACTAAATGAACCCATCATTATTTTTGAGGATGATGCCATTCTCACCGATAGATTTTCTATTCAAGAAGTAGAAAAGAAATTTGATGAAGGATACAATCTAATGTATCTTGGATATAATGAGATGGGAGAATATGAAAGTATAGATGATACTTTTGTAAGACCAGATTATCCATATTGGACTGTTGGATATGCTCTCACTCCTACAGCTGCACAAATTCTCATTAAAAATAGAAAAGAAATAATTCCAGTGGATGAGTATCTTCCACTGAGAATGAAAGATCTAAATCCGATCGCATATAAAGAGAATGTTGTAAATCCATGCAGTAGATCAATCACGGGAACAGATGTAGATCCATTAGACAGATATTCGTATTTCTTAGACTTTAAAACTCATGCCATCACTGTCGGTAGTGATGATAGAAAGTGTAGAAAATTGCATCATTCTTCCAATCATTATGGATTTGAATTTCTAAACATTGGTGACGGTGTTCAATGGAAAGGAACGGACATGTCTGGACCAGGTGGAGGTCAAAAGATTAATCTGTTGAAAAACTATGTCAACACATTACCAGATAGTGATGTTGTTTTATTTGCTGATGGGTATGACACATTTACAACCCGTGAGATTGAAGAAATTGAACGAAGATACCTAGAGTTTCAGTGTAAAGTATTATTTGCTGCGGAAGAATGGTGTTGGCCTGATGAACAATTATCGGATCAATTTCCTCAAAGTGAAACTCCATACAGATATTTGAACAGTGGATTATTCATTGGTCGCGTAGACGAACTTAAGAAGATCTTCGCAGAAACCATTCAAGATCATGAAGATGATCAACTCTATTACCAAAAGAGATTCTTGAGTGGTGAGTTTGATATTAAATTGGATTATGAAGGGTACATTTTCCAATGTTATGATCCCGTAGTTTGTGATGATAATGCTGGATCAACGAGTAGTAACTCAGTTGGTTACATGTACAATCCAATAACAAAATGTTTTGGATGTATGTACCATGGCAATGGTGGAGATGAAGCAAAACAACACTTTGTTTCACTGTATAATTCTTTCTATAAATCTACTACTTTCTATGTTCCCACGCACAACTATGAGGTCTTAGATAAGGATATGTTGGTTGTTGATTACATGACACCAACAATGTGTGATGATCTTATTGATATTGCCGATCAACATGGTGGATGGGGTAGTCTGTCTTATGATAAGTTCCCTGCACAAGAGATTAGATTAAAAGAGTTAAAACTGTGGGAGGAAATGGAAAAACACTGGGAGAAATACCTCTATCCCATTATTGAAAAGTATTGGTGGCCAATGGAGATGTATGGTATGCGTGATGCTTTTGTCATGAGATATGCAATAGACACTCAACGCAAACTCAATCTTCACACCGATGCATCACTTGTCACTGGATCTGTCAAACTTAATGATGATTATGAAGGTGCAGATCTAGTCTTCCCCAGACAAGGTATCTCTAACAAAGATATTCCTGTTGGCAAATGTATTCTTTTCCCTGGTACAGTTACTCATGGTCATGAGTGTACTGAATTAAAATCAGGAGTTAAATATAGTCTTACCATGTGGTCATCGCGTTATCCTGGTGATGTTTTATGATCAAGAACGATAAGTTCGTTTATATTCATGTTCCCAGAACTGGTGGTACAACAGCAGAAGAACTATTTGAAGAAAGACATGGATTAGTCTATACTATACAACACGACACTGTTCGTGATCTTGGAACAGAAGATTATGGAAAGTTTATCTTTGGTTTCGTTCGCAATCCATACTCCCAGGAGTACTCCTGCTGGACACTTCATTGTGTGAACACTGATTGGCCTCCATTAACATTTGAAGAGTGGATCCGATTAAGATTTGACAATGCAATCGATGAACTCAAAGAGAAATATGTTCATGGAACAAGAAAAAGACAGACCCGTTTACTAAGATGTTTAGAATATGGAACTGAGTTTTGTATTCGTGGACAAAGAGATTTCTTTCAAAAAGGTGATGTGATTCTTGCATCTAAAATCTATAGATTTGAAGAACTTAAACAAAGTTGGGATGAGATTAGTGATCGCATTAGTCTTGACATGAGATTTGATGTATATCCTCATAGTGATAAGTACAAACAATTCTATAATGAATACACATATGACATGGTGACTAAGGTCAGGTGTCGTGATCTGCAAACCTTTAATTATTCCTTCGATGACTAAAACTTTTCTTGAAATAGGTACATGTGACTTTGATACTCTTCTTCCATTGTGTGCCAATGGTTGGAAAGGATACTTTGTGGAACCAGTAAAAAAATATGCATCGTATGTTCTGAATGAGTGCAACAAAAACAGTTATGATGCAATAGTTTCTTGTTGTGCTATCAGTTCGTATGATGGTGAACTGGAAATGTATATTACTAATGGGAATGATGGCGAAGATGGATGGTCAAAAGGAATAAGTCATGCCGTAAAACAAGAAGGTGAAAAACTATTTGGATACGATGCTAATCAATTCTTACTTGATAGAATCGAAAAAGTTCCTTGTTATTCACTGGATACTTTTTTGAGCAAGTATATGATTCATGATCTAGACTATCTCAAGATTGATGTAGAGGGTCATGAAATTGACATTATTGAACCTTATTCTTGGAGAGTCAAACCAACATTGATAAAAATGGAACACTGTCATATTGATGAATCTAAAATGAGATCTATTTTAGAAAAACAGGGTTATATTGTCTATGTGGAACAGAATGATCTATACGCTATATCATAATAAATATGCCAGTAAACATTTATTTGATCTTTCATATAAGAAATTAAAAGAAAATTATGAACTTTGCAGTATACTCAAAAGACAATTGTCCTTATTGCTATAAGGTCAAACAAGTATTAGAATTGACAAACAACAACTATGTGGTTTATAATCTTGGAGAGGACTTTACTAAAGAAGAGTTCTATGCTGAATTTGGGGAAGGGTCAACCTTTCCTCAAGTGATTTGTGATGATAAAAAGTTGGGAGGATCCGTTGACACAATCAAATTCCTCAAGGAACATCAACTCGTCTGACCATCACATAAATAAATCAGAAGACCACAGAAACCGTGGCGTTGATTTTATTCTTAATGGAGGTAAAAGAAAGCAGACTCAACCATTCCACGTCATCTTTGAGAAGATGGTTTGCTTTCTAAATCGGGAAGTCACCATCTATTTTGAGTTTTCCTTTAAGTCAAGGAAAAGAAAAGTAATTTCCCGGAGAAAGAAAAATGTTAGCAGTTAGTCTAGTTTTTGGTTCATTTATGACCATTTTATTTCTTGTAGTGGGACTAGTGATTGGATGGACTGCCAGAGAATATATGATGAACTATAGGGAAGTGCCAAGACCTCATCCCGAAATGTTTGATAATCAGGGAAACTTAATACCTGACGAAGTAATTGCATTTAATTTTGACAACTATCATGACTACGAAGACACCAGCGACGAAGACGACGAGTAAGGCAAAGACAACAAAAAAACCTGCCGCATCAAACTTGGATCTTCCAAATAATCCATTGATTTTTGAGATTTTTGATCTTGCATCAAAACAGAGGTCAAAAGCAAAGAAAGTAGAAGTTCTCCAAAAGTATAATCATGATGCTTTGAGAATGCTTTTAATTTGGAACTTTGATGATTCGGTTCATTCTGCACTTCCAGATGGACCAGTTCCTTATTCTGGATATGCCGAACAGACAACTCAAAGTGGAACTCTTTCTACGAAGATTACGGAAGAGGTCCGCAGAATGTATGAGGCAGGTTCGTTCTCATTGGGAGCATCTGATACTGATGGTAAAACCACTCTTCGTAGAGAGTGTAAGCACTTTTATCACTTCATTAGGGGTGGTAATAATGGTTTGACCTCTATTCGTAGAGAGACGATGTTTATCAACCTCTTGGAAGGACTGCACCCACTGGAAGCAGAGGTTGTTTGTCTTGTAAAGGATGGGAAACTTTCCGACAAATATAATATTACAAAGGAAATTGTTTCTGAAGCTTTTCCTCAAATTGTATGGGGGAATCGTGGGTAAGGGAATTAATATTATTAATGCAAATTGTGATCCTTCCGCTGCCAATGATAGGAGTCTTCCACGAGACTCTTATCTGGTAACCTATGGTGATAATGGAGAACAAAAGCACGATATTGTTCAGGGTCTTCAGTCAGATATCTTTGATCAGTATTGGGATAAGTATCGTGACTTTAGAGCAATGAAGTGGACGGAAGGAACAGTTAGTCCCAAGATGTGGGGTTATGTACCAAACGAAAAGAAGAAAAAGAAATGAATGAAGAAAATCTCCGAGATCAAATAAATCAATTGATTCGTAATGAGATCCAAGATAATATCAACGACTTTGTTGATATGAAAGAAGAGGAAAGAAAATCTGGACTTGGATTTGTTGGTGCAGATGACAACAATGATCTTACAGTCAGAATTCCTAACAAGGAGATTGATAAGATCATTAAGGAATATAAGAAGATAAAAAAATATCAGAAGTCATCTTTGTTTGAGATCAAGAAGCTAAACCAAAATTGACCTTTGTTTTCCCAGATCGTCGGAAAAAACTCCGGCAAAATTTTGACTTTCTAGGGTCGATTGACTAAATATCAGTAACGGGGTATAATACCCTTACGTTCATCTTATGATTCTATCTCTACTACTAACACTGTCCTCCCCAGAATCAAGATTACTTCTCACTTGTGAGCAGTTTGACTGGTTAGTGGAGAGAACATTTAAATCAGAACTTCTTTCTCCTTCAGAGAAAATCGAGTTTGTTGGTAGATATGCAGATTGGACTGATCCTACCTGTTTTAGGGATAAAACATAAGACGCAAGTAGGACGACGCGGAACGGATCGTTCATCCTCATAGAGGACGCAAACGCCGCCCGAAGGAACGGGATTTAACCGTCTCATTTCTTTGGAGTAGAACAATGTCTAAAGTCGTTTACCGTGGACAAGCTTACGACACTGAAGAGCGTCGTGAGTCACTCAGACAACTTCAGCAAGAGCAATGGTTCAGCGAAATCTATCGCGGAATCAAATTTGAAAAGAATCTCTTTGTAGAGAAGAAAAAATGATTGCGGCAATAGTGGGTTCATTCACTGCTTTCTCCGCAGCGTTTATGATTCTGATATATGCCGAAGTCAAATTACTGAGTAAATAAAACACAGAGGGTTCTTGACGAACCCTCTTTTTTTGTGTAAAATGGGTAGAGAGAAATCTATTTTATGGACAAAGACAAACTAAAACTTATCGTCCGCAATCTAGAACTTCTAGTCGATTCTCTAAAAGCAGAAGTTTACTCTGATACTCAAAGTTATCTAAAGTATCAGAGAGATCCAACACTACACGATTACGACGAGATCTTCGAAGATGATGATGGATACCCAGACTAAAGAGGAACAAAAATGAGTGTAAAATTGGTAAGTGTTACTCCCGACGCGGAGCAGACGATGGCATATGTTGCTCGTGTGAGCAATCCTAATAATCAAGAGAATCCCAACTATGCTAAGTTGCTTGGGTATTGTATCAAGCATAATCACTGGTCTGTGTTTGAGCAGAGTTTTATGACTCTGGAGATTGAGACTACTCGTGGTCTGGCAGCTCAAATTCTCCGACATCGCTCATTTACATATCAAGAATTTTCACAACGATATGCTGATAGTTCCCTACTCGCAGAGACGATTCCAGTCCCAGAACTTCGTCGTCAAGACACCAAGAATCGTCAGAATTCTATTGACGACTTGGATCCAGAGTTTGTGGAACTGACTAACAAGCAGATTGAGACCTACTTTGCCCAGGGTATGAGTCTGTATCAGCATCTGCTTGATAACGGTGTGGCAAAAGAGTGTGCTCGTTTTGTGCTTCCTCTGGCAACTCCTACTAGACTTTATATGTCCGGTTCTTGCCGTTCATGGATTCATTATATCCAACTGCGTTCCGCTAATGGTACTCAGAAGGAGCACATGGAGATTGCAGAGGCATGTAAGAAGATCTTTGCGGAGCAGTTCCCTACAGTGGCAGAAGCACTGGAGTGGGTCTAAATAAGACATATCATTAAGAGGTGAAAATTTTGGCAACATATCCCGTAGTGAATAAAACCACTGGTGAGCAAAAAGAAGTGAGTATGAGTATTCACGACTGGAATCAGTGGTTAAATGATAATCCAGATTGGCAACGCGACTGGTCTGATCCATCCACGGCACCGATGGCTACTGATGTTGGTGAATGGAGAGATAAACTAATCGCAAAAAATCCAGGATGGAACGAGGTGCTTGCAAAAGCATCAAAGGCACCAGGAGCAAAAAACCTTAAGATCTAATATGGCAAGAAGAAAAAGAGTATCTGCAGAGCAACCTATCGGGGTTGGACTCACGGCAAAGCAGATGAAGAGGAAAAAACCTCTGAGTTCTGAATATTTGGTGGATATTGATCCACTTACCGATAACCAGAAAAAACTTTTTGATTCATATAAGGAGGGGAAACATTTAGTTGCCTATGGATGTGCTGGCACCGGTAAGACCTTTATTACCCTCTACAATGCCCTTTGCGATGTTTTGGATGAGAGGACACCCTATGAGCGTATCTACCTTGTAAGGTCCCTTGTAGCAACCAGAGAGATTGGTTTCCTTCCTGGTTCCCATGAAGATAAGGCAGACATCTACCAGATTCCATATAAGAATATGGTGAAGTATATGTTCCAGATGCCTTCTGATGCTGACTTTGAGATGCTGTATGGTAATCTCAAATCACAAGAAACTATTAAGTTCTGGTCTACCTCATTCCTTCGTGGCACCACACTTGATAATGCAATCGTGATCGTTGATGAATTCCAAAACCTCAACTTCCACGAACTAGACTCTATTATCACCCGTGTTGGTGAGAATACTAGAATTTGTTTCTGTGGCGATGCTGTTCAGTCTGACTTGCAGAAGACAAATGAAAGAAATGGTATCGTAGACTTTATGAGTGTCTTGCGTAAAATGCCATCTTTTGATATGATTGAGTTTGGAATTGATGATATTGTTCGTTCTGGACTTGTCAAAGAATATATTCTAGCAAAAATGGAAGCAGGTTTTTAATGTTTAATCATGTTGATATTAGTCTTCCTCAACTTGAGAGGGAGACTATTGATGGGGTAAGGTATTACTCAGTTCCTGATGAAGAAGAACTACTTCGACTGGTCTCCATTACTTCGGTGACCAGTCATTTTAATAAGGAGATCTTTGTCAAATGGCGAAAGAAAGTTGGAGATGAAGAAGCAGATCGTATCACGAAAGCGGCAACGAGTCGTGGTACAGACATGCACACTCTGGTAGAACATCATCTGAAGAATGAAGACCTACCAAAGGTACAACCGATTTCTGATTTTCTTTTTAAGATCTCAAAATCAGATTTAAATCGTATAAATAATATTTACGCCCTAGAAGGTTCCCTATATAGTAAGCAACTGGGCATTGCTGGCACAGTTGACTGTATCGCTGAATATGACGGCGAATTAGCAATAATAGACTTTAAGACTTCTAAAAAACCCAAACCACGAGAGTGGATCGAACACTATTTTGTACAGTGCATGGCATATGGTTGTATGCTGTACGAACTGACTGGTATTTCAGTCAAAAAACTTGTAATCATCATGGCTTGTGAAAATGGAGAATGCGTCGTCTATGAAGAACGAGACAAATCAAAGTACATCAAATTACTCACCCAATACATTAGAAAGTTTGTTAGAGATAAACTGGAACTCTATGGAACAGAATAAAGAACTAGAACAGGCAATCGAAAACAAATTCTTAACACCATCTAGGTTTGCCCTAGAGATTGAGAAAATTGTTGCAGAAGAAAACATCAATTATATTGATGCTATCTGTCACTATTGCGAGATTAATAATCTTGAGGTAGAATCAGTGGTGAAACTGATTTCTAAACCCCTGAAGGAGCGACTGAAGTGGGATGCAACTCGCCTCAACTTCATGAAGCGAACTTCTAGGGCAAAACTGCCACTATGATTTCCCGTGATGACCTCATGCACCATCGCCTACAAGCATGGTTGCGTGAGAATAAATGTGATGATATTGAGTATCTTGGCGAATACGAAGATGTTTTAGGAATTATGAAACATTGGTATCGTATTGCCGACCACGAAGTTTCTGTTGATTGTATTGAAGATCTTGAGTTAGTCGATGCTGAAAGTGAGCCCATTTGAAACCTACCAACATTATCTCTCATTAAAGAATCATTTTACAAACCCAAAATACGACTTCTTCAAGTATGGTGCGAAGACCCGTGCCAGTGTAACCTCTTTTAATAAGAGGAAAGATAAATATTGGTTTGAAAAAACTTCCCGTAAATATAATGATAAGGAAGTCGTAGACTTTCTTGTATCCAATTTCACTGCCACGGACAACCCACAAAATTTATGGATTGGAGAAATTATCAATTCTGGCGAAAGAAACTACGCCGAATGGACGAAACGACAGCAGAGTTTGACCTACTTGTTCAAAGAGCAAAGCAACGAATTGCTATCGGAGAACGAGTTAGAGACTTTGTTCAACTGTACCAAAGGACATCCAGTAGTTCTGAAAAAGTTTCTAAGCGGGCAGTTATCGCTAGAAACCTTAACAATATTCGAAAAAATATTTGGTTTCTCAAAAAACTTTGATAAAAAGTTGGATGATCCAGTGTGGGAATCCGTAAGTTTAAAAATAAAAAAATATTCTCCTTTTCTAAATATTGATGTGTTCAATTATCGTAAAATCTTACGGTCTATAATAAATGGGTGAATTTTTTAAATCTGATATCATCCAAGATGAGCTGACTGAGATTAATAATCTTCAGGAAGAAATCTATGGCAGTATCCTCACCTTTGGTGGAATGGATAATGAGACCAAAATGGAACACGTTGAGAAGTTACAGACCTTGCTAGAAAAGCAAAGGATCATGTATACTAGGTTATCCCTTTCAGACGACCCTGAAGCGGTTGAGATGAAAGAGAACCTACGCAAATCGGTAGCACTGATGGGATTCCCACCAGATACTGATATGTCAATTTTATTCGACAGTATGAGAGAAACAATCGAATCCCTCAAGCAATATCTTGACGATTGAGGGCATCCTTGCTATACTATCCGAGTAAATCCCCCGAATCCAAATTAATCCGAGGTAATCTAAATGTCGTTTTCCGACCTTAAAAAGCAATCTAAACTTGGCAACCTGACCGCAAAACTGGTCAAGGAAGTCGAAAAAATGAATAACAATAGTACTGGTGGTGATGACCGCCTGTGGAAACTGGAATGTGATAAGAGCGGCAATGGTTATGCCGTAATCCGTTTCCTGCCTGCTCCAGATGGTGAAGACCTTCCTTTCGTGAAACTCTACAGTCACGCCTTCCAAGGTCCTGGTGGTTGGTATATTGAGAACTCCCTGACTACTCTTGGTCAGAAAGATCCTGTGTCTGAGTACAACACGATGCTGTGGAACAACGGCACCGACGCAGGTAAGGAACAAGCACGTAAGCAAAAGCGTAAACTGACCTACATGGCAAACATCTATGTGGTCAAGGATCCTGCTAATCCTGCTAACGAAGGTAAAGTCTTCCTGTACAAGTTTGGTAAGAAGATCTTCGACAAACTCACTGCTGCTATGCAACCTGAGTTTGAGGATGAGGAAGCAATCGATCCGTTTGACTTCTGGCAGGGTGCTAACTTCAAACTGAAGGCAAAGAACGTTGCTGGTTATCGCAACTACGACTCCTCCGAGTTTGCCCGCCCTGATGCTCTCCTGGATGACGATGACGCCATGGAAGCAGTGTGGAAGAAAGAGTATTCTCTTGCCGAACTCGTTGCTGCTGATCAGTTCAAGACCTATGATGACCTGAAGAAGCGCATGGACTATGTGCTGGGTAACAAGGGCACTCCTCGCTTCCAAGACCCTGAGGAGTTCGATGAGGAAGAGAACACCCGTGGTTCTGCCCGTGAGTTGACTGAGGACCTCCGCAATGATCTGAACTCTCTGCAACCCACTCGCTCCTCTTCTGCTGATGAAGATGAGGATGATGATGCAATGTCCTACTTCGCACGTCTTGCCGAAGAGTGAAATCTGATTACACAATAGACCGTGTAAGCAAATCCGAAGCCGCAGAGTTACTTCTGCGGTTTCATTATCTTAAGGACATATCTAAAGGTTTTAAATCTGGTTATAATTACGGTCTATACAAGAAAAATGACTTTTCACCTCTAAATATTGGAGGTATACAGGGAGTTTGTATTTTTACTGGACTCCCTGTTCCTGAAATAGCAAAAGGCGCATTTGGATTAGAACGCCATGAACAACACGGTCTCTTCGAACTCTCAAGACTCTGCATCCACCCCGATACTCAGCAGGGAGAGTATAATATCACTTCTTGGTTCGTTTCAAAGGCGATTAAGAGACTTAGAAAAGATACAGAAGTCAAAGCAATCATCTCATACGCTGATAGCGACTATCATCACGGCACAATTTATCGGGCTTGCAACTTTAGGTATTGCGGTCTATCAGAACCAAAGAAAGATTTCTACTTTGCAGATGGCACCAAGCATTCCCGAGGTTCTGTTAAAGGGTGCGATGGAGAATGGAAAGATCGCTCCCGTAAACACAGGTATGTGATGGTCTTTGATAAGAAACTAAAACTACTGTGGGATAGTGACCCTGGTGTTCTCGGTTGCTGCTAAGTCTTCTGTAACGTATTGAGAAGAACGATCATAAAGCATAATTTGTCTCATATCGTTCAGGAACTGTTGCAGATATTCTCTTCTCAGTAGATAGATAGAAGACTTCTTATCGTTCTCTCTAACTTCATACTCCCAGTTGGTTACCGATCTGACTGGATTGAGGGTAGCACTATAATCTGCAGGGTCTGGAATAGTAAAGGTAGAGTCAACAACTTTTTCCTTTGGAAGTATCAGTCTGCCACTTGAATCCTTGACTTCTTTGGTTTCATAGTAGCGGATATCATTCAGTGCAGTTCCGTACTTCTCTTCGGCATACTTATAGAGATGGTAGTTGGATAATGGCCATTCGTCTCTTACATTAATGATGCCAGCAGTCATCAGAACGACCCAATCAAGTTCTGCATCACCATAAAACTCTTCTGCCACGAGTTCTGGTCTGGAACCTTCTGGGATCTCGTACTTATTAAAGACGGTAAAGACCCCACTCAGATCATCACGAAGTTTGTTTCTTCTGAATAAGTTTTTGACAGTCAAATAACTCTGAGAGGAAAGACTATCAGAAAGAAATGACTGGTATTGTAAGTCTGGTAGTTCTCTGAAGTATCCCATTTTAGAACTCCATTTTTTCCGTATCTGTATAATCACCACTATAAATTGGTTCAAGTTCTTTAAATGACAAGTCCATAATGTACGATACTGGAGATCCATCACCATAAGTTGCATAAGTTCCTTCACCAGTATAATTAACGGACATATCAGTCAAAAAACATAGTTTAAATCTATTTAAAAATGGATGAATCTCTGAACCTTTTCTATAACTTAATTGAAATAAACTTGGCGATTGTAAGAATGTACTTCCTGCTCGGGTTCCTCCAAAACCAGTTTCTGGGTCTGCATCTTTAAATCCTGGAACCATATTAACCTTTAATTTTTTTATTATTTTTCTAATTTCTTTTGCTTCTGTGCCATCTCTTGGGGTCATTTTGAAAGAAAATTTAAATGATCTCAATGTAACTCCGTTAAAAAGAAGTTCCATATTAGGATTTAAAATTTCGCCAGTCTCCCTTGCGAGAATTTGAGATACTGTTAGATTACCACCGAAAGGAATGTTTGCCGCTTGTGCCGCTATTGATTTTAAAAATATTTTTTTTGCATCATCACTAGTTAATACACCAGCAGTATTGGACAATACATTTGATAATGTACTTTGTATTTGATTAAAATTTCTTTCTTGATTTGGATCATTAAATTGTATTCCACCATAAACCGCTGCAGTCAAACCATCTAAACTAGAATCAGCATAAGAAACACTGTTTCCATCTTGAATGTTGGATGGAATTGGTAAAATAATGCTGTCCAATAATTTTTTAACTTTATCAGTATATTTTCCGGTAACTACATTACCATATTCTATTCCGGAATCTACAACATTATTTCCAAAAGCTTGGGTGGTTCTTGTAAGACTACCTCCACTCTGAGATTTTGTAGAAGAGTATCGATAAACATCAATTCTCAAATAATCTGTATCGTCATCAAGTGCTTTATTTGGATATCTTAAAGGTCCTGCCATTTATCCTTTTTCTAACTATTTAGAGCGAACTTTGGCAAAACTGAGTTCTACCACATCAGAAATTTCTTCTGGATAGATTTCATATAATCCACCCACGATTTGATTATAATTATACTTTCTCATTTCTCCGCCCCAGTGGAAGTTTTCACCACGAAATCCCCAAGAATAAACATCCGTCACTGCGACTAATGGAAACTCATCATATTGTATTCCATTGGTCTTGGCAGTATAGAAAAAAGTATAGAACTTACCAGCACTTGGAATCGTTCCACTTTCATTCAGAACGCTGATAAGTGCTTCCATTTTATCATCAGAATTTTCCACTCCAATTAAACTATCAATGATACCACGCACACGATTTTCATTATCGTCTGTTGGATATTGTTCTCTTCTTTGTTTTAGAGTTTTTCTTGGCATTACTTAATACCGAGTTCGTTTTCTGTAAGAACCTTAAACTCATAACCACGATCTAAACACCATTCTTTTGCAGCTTCCCATTTTGCCTGGTTTTTGGCATACTCAACGACTTCATAGATATAACCCTTTGTCTTTCTTTTTTGGACTTTGGGTTCTATACACTGCTTATATGGTTTAATCTCAATAATCATTTTTTTAATCTTACCATTCTTATCCTTCACCTTGATATAAAAATCTGGGAAGTATCTGTGGTAGCGATTATCAATTGGAGACCGATATGGGACGATGATTTCCTCACTTCCCCATTCTAAAATCTTCTCATTGGTATCACAATAAATCATAAATCTTCGCTCCCAGAGAGAACGATAGATTATATTTGTTGGATCACCTTTGTATTTTTTTGGATATGAAGGTTGGTATTTTCCCTTATATGACATCTAAATACTTAATAATGTAAGACTAGTATAAGGTATTTAGAGTGGCAAGAG